CATTCGATTGGGGAAAGCGGAGGTATATCCATATGGAGAGGCGCAGATGGCGTTGACCGCTTTCAAGTCGGGTGTAGGTTTGGTGATGAAAAAGCTATATCTGAAGCCGTGCGCGAAAAATATGGCGAAAATTCTCTGTACCAAGACGGAATAAAGCTACTTAAACGGATTATGGACAAAGAGGTAGGTGAGTGATGACCACAGAGCAAGGACTGCAATTCACGCCTGAAAACCCGCAGCACCGCGATGTTTACGCCAAGGCCTTAGAGCTGGCGGCAATGGCACGCTTTGACACCGCAGAGGCCTATGATGCCTTTCTGCACCAGCTGCTTAAAGATTGGGAGTTAAAGCCATGAAATACCCAAACACACCAGGCTTTCAGGCCCATTCTGAAACCAGCCAAGAGGCCGCAGAGCAGCTGCAGGCTGACACACTGCGCAATGCGATCTTTGATGATGTGAGCCTGCACGGTCACATTGGCCGAACGGCTGATGAGCTGAGCGACTCCTTTGAGATACCCGCCAGCACCATTGCAGCCCGCCTGCGTGAGCTTGAGCTTGCCGGCCGCGTGGTAAAGACCGCCCAGAAGCGCAAGACCCGCTGGCACCGCAATGCCTTTGTGTATGTCACGCCCGCAAACCACACGGCCCAGCATGGTCGCGCCAAGGTGAAACCTGAAAAGCCTTGTGATATTATGCAGATGGAGGCAGAGCACACGCGCATGAAAAATGCCCTGCTCAGGCTTTATGCAGACAAGAAAGAGCTGCCCTTATGGGCACAGGCAACCATCGATAAGGGGTTGGGTTATGAACATTGATTTTTGGTTACCGTTTTTTGGCCACGTTTACGCGCTTGGCTTGATCGCCACGCTCATGAGCCTGATTGAATGAGTTTTCAGCATGAGCAAAAAGAAAGATATTGTTAAATATCATCAGTTTAATGGTCTCGGTATAATGCCGCAACAGCAAGACTTTGTGTATTTTTATTGTCATCCTGATTATGGGTACAATGCTACCCGCGCATACTGCAAAGCCTATGGCCTAAATGATATTGACGACTATAGCACAGCCGCAAGCAACGCCTCAAAATTGCTTAAAACAACCAAGATTATGGACGCTGTTGACATAGAGCGGGCGCGCCGCCTTGAAAGCCATGAGGATCTGGCCCGCTTTGTGCTGGCTGAGTGGTACAAGATGGCCCAGGCAGACATTACAGAAGCCCTGAACATACGCGGCCCCATTGTCATGGTGCGTGATATGGCTGAGATACCCCAACACCTGCGCAGCTGCATCCAGAGCATTAAGACCACCAGCACGGGGGTTGAGGTCAAGTTTCATGACAAAAACAAGGCGCTTGAGAACCTGGGCCGCGCCTTGGGCATGTTTGTTGAGCGGGTGCAGAACGTGAATGAGGGGTACGAGTCGCTAGTTGACCGCGTTGAGCGCCAGCGCAGGGAGGGCCGTGATGCAGACCCAGCCGCTTGAATTTGCCTTTGAGATTAAGCGTGATTATTTTGATGTGGCCTGTGAACGCATGGCCAAGGTACAATGTGAACGCCTGCCAGAGCACATGCAGGCAGACAGGCCACAGGTTGACCTGTTTATCTAAGAAGGAGGAACTATGAAAGACGCTTTTTATATTATTTGGTCGCCGCAAGGGCAAACGCCACCGCGCTACACGCACAAAGATTACAATGAGGCAAAGCGTGCCGCCATAAGCATGGCGCAACAGCATCCAGGCCAAGAGTTTTTTGTAATGCGGGCACGCATGATGGCTAAGGTGCCTGACCCCATTATCATTGAGCAATATGATGATGGGATACCATTCTAAATGACAGACACGGCCATTGAATTGCTGACCAACCTGCGGCTTTACGCTGAAAACCAGCTGATGATTAAGCCAAAGACTGGGCCGCTCATACCATTCGCATTCAACCGTGCGCAGGAATACCTGCACAGCCGCCTTGAGGATCAACGCCGCCGCACTGGCCGCGTGCGTGCAATCATCCTGAAAGGCCGCCAGCAGGGCTGCAGCACATATGTGGCTGGCCGCTTTTACCACAGCACCGTGAGCCGTCAGGCCGTGCTCACCTTCATCTTTGCGCATGACCATGAGGCAGGCTCAAGCCTGTATAACATGGTCAAAACCTTTTATGACGAATCCCGCGACCCGTCTTTCAGGCCGCTGCTGGGCACATCAAACGCCAAAGAGCTGCTGTTCCCCAACCTCAAGAGCGGTTACAAAGTGGGCACGGCAGGCACCAAAGGCCTTGGCCGCTCAAAAACCATGCAGCAGATACACTGGTCAGAGGTGGCGTATAGCCCAAATTGTGATGACCACGCGGCCGGCATCCTGCAGACCGTGGCTGATGCTGATGGCACTGAGATTATTCTGGAATCCACAGCCAATGGGCAGGGCAATTACTTTCACCGTGCCTGCCTGCAAGCCATGTCTGAGGAATCGGACGGCGATTTTGAGCTGATTTTCATACCGTGGTACTGGCAGCCTGAATACACGCGGGCCGTGCCTGATGACTTTGCCCTTGAGCAGCCGCTGGCCGATCAGGATTTTACGTCTGAGCAAGAGTATTATGACCTGTTCAAGGCTGATGGCCTGACGCTGGGGCACCTGGCATGGCGGCGCAAAAAGATCCGTGATGACTTTCAGGGTGACAAAGAGCGGTTTATGCGTGAGTACCCGTTCACGCCTGAGGAGGCTTTTGAGGCATCTGGCGCGGAGTCGTACATCAAGCCCATGCTTATCCGCAAGGCGCGACAGACACAGCCAGTGCAGACCACGGCCCCGCTTATCTTTGGTGTTGACCCTGCCCGTCTGGGTGGTGACCAGTTCAAGGTGCACCATCGCAAGGGCCGCAACAGCGTGAAGCATGAGAAATACCCGCCGCTGCGCCTTGACCAGAGCACCAGCCGCCTCATCCAAGACATTGAGAAATACAAGCCCATGCTGGTCAACATTGACGCAGGCGGCTTGGGCGTTGGACTGTATGATAATCTGGTGGGCGCGGGTTATGGCCACATCGTCAACAAGGTGGACTTTGGCGGCACGCCGCTCAACCCAGACCTTAACAAAGACATGACGGCTGAGATGTTCCGCAATGCGCGTGAATGGTTTGAGGATTCGCCGTGCTCTATGGCCCTGCTGTCCGAGAAGGACGGGCAAGCCATACAATCACAGCTGTCTGCCCGTGCGCATGATTGGCACAACAACAGCGTGCTTAAGATGATAAGTAAAAAGGACTTCAAAAAAGAGTTTGGCTTCAGCCCTGATGACGGTGACGCATTCCTGCTGACCTTTGCCAAGCCCATTGCCAACACGACCAAAAATTTCAGGCAGCGTGAGACACACATTGCAACACCAGATTGGAATCCGTTTTGATGAGCGCAAACGACAACAGCAATACAGAAAATCTTTATTATGGTGACAAGAGACTGGATGCTTTGCACGAGGCTATTATGAATGAAATTTATGAACGGGCTGGGGGAAAAATCCCAGTTTTGGCTGTAGTCGGCTTGCTTGAAAAAATAAAAATTGAGCTTATGAGCGATGATTGAGCTGGTAAAATTCAACCCCGTGCACCTGCGCCATTTGACGGTGCAACAGGATCAGCGGTATGCGGCTGAGCTGTTTGGCCGCCCTGATTACCAAGAGCTGCTGCTGATGGGTGACGGGTACACGGTGCTGCATGATGGCCGTGTGGTCGGCTGTGGTGGGATCTGGCCAATGACAGATTACATGGGCCGCGCATGGGCGTTGGTGGGGCAAGAGGCTGGGCCTGTATTACTGGCGGCCAGCCGAGTCGTCAGGCACTTTCTTACCCAGAATGATTATGTTAGGCTTGATACGCCAGTGCGGCGCGATTTTACCAATGGGCACAGGTGGGCGCGACTCCTTGGCTTTGTGAATGAAACACCAGAACGGGGCATGAAGTATTACGGCTATGATGGCGGCACGTATGACCTTTATGCCCTCTACCCGCAGGAGCTAAAACATGGGCAGTCTTAACCCTTTCAGCAAACCCAAACAGGATGACAGTGCATTGCGTGCCCAAGAGGCGCGGCTGGCTGAGCAAGAGGCAAAAATTGCGGCTGATGAAAAAGCGGCTGCCGAGAAGAAAAACAAGCAGCAAAAGGCTGCGCTGTCAGCACAACAAAACCAAAGCGGCCCGCGCTCATTGCTTTCAGGTCTTGAAACGGGCGTTGCGCCTGCTGATGAGAAGAGAGCAAGCCTTGGCTAAGCAGCTCATCACCCCAGAATATCAAGGCACATTGCAGGCCATGCACACGCAGCGGCCTGATTGGGGTGCGTCTGCTTTCAAATTCATTGATCCGATCTGTGCCGTCATTGAAAAGCACCGCCCGCAAAGCGTGCTTGATTACGGCTGCGGCAAAGGCGTGCTGGGCACGGTGCTGCATGACCGTTACCCGCTGATGCCCGTGATGATGTATGACCCAGGCATCCCTGAATACGCTGAGGCACCGCAGCTGGCTGTTGATATGGTCTGCTGTGTTGACGTGCTTGAGCACATCGAGCCTGAGCTGATTGAGAACGTCTTAAACCATATTGGTAAGCTCACCAAAAAGGTCGCTTACTTCATTGTGCACACGGCTGATTGCGGGCATAAGCTGCCTGATGGCCGGCCGGCGCACATACTGCAGCAGCCCATGAGCTGGTGGCAGGACAGAATTGAAAGCGCATTTGGTGCCTGCGCGTGCACATACCGTGACACAGGCCGCCCGAATCGCTTTGAGGCAGTGGTGGAGAGGCTATGAAACTGGATATTGATAAGCTGCTTGCACGGGCAGACAAAGGCTTTACAGAGCGCGACCTTAACCGTCAGCTTTTTGAGGACTGCTATGAGTACATGCTGCCGTTTCGCAATACGTTTGTGAACCGTGACGGCGGCAGCCATAACAAGCCAACGGTGCAATATGACAGCACGGCCATGAACGGCGCGGCCAATTTTGTCAACACCATGCAGGCCAATTTCACCCCTGTCTTTACCCGCTGGGCTGAGCTGAAAGCAGGCCCAGGCGTGCCTGAAAAGCAGCGCGGCAAATACAACAAAGAGCTGGAAAAGCTCACGGATGTGATTTTCACCTATCTGAACGCCAGCAATTTTGCCACCGCTGCCGCCGAGATGTACTTTGATTGGGGCATCGGCACTGGTGCGCTGTGGTTGCATGAGGGCGATCAGCAGCAGCCGCTCAACTTCATGGCAACGCCAATGAGTGAGATGGGTGTGGTCGAGGGCCGCTTTGGCACCGTGGATATGCGCGTGCGCAAGTACAAAATCAAAGCCCGCCTGATTAAACCCACATGGCCCAATGACAAGGTAAAGTTGGATGACAGTCTGACTGAGATGGTCAAAGACAAGCCCGATGAAGATGTTGAGCTGGTTGAGGCCTGTTATTATGACTATGACGATTTTGTGTGGCGGTACGAGGTAATC